CTTCGGTTTCCTAGGAAGTTCGTCGGAGGTGGTAATGGTTGGGATCCATGATAATTGCGCCTGGCCGTAAAGCGAGTGAACAAAATCATCTGGACCTTCAGTGACCGCATCTTCATCAAGCCACACATTGGAATTCTTCCAATAGGGGTTATTAACAAGATCGGGGTCTAGCTTCTGCTGAGGGACGTCATGGACTATGACGTCATCAAGCTCATCCATTAGCATCTCAATAGAGGATGTTAAAACGGGTGGTGAAGCAAATTCAGTAGTCTTTTCGAACTGAGGAGTCTGAGAGTGATGAGATGGGTTGGTTGTATCAACAACCACACTCACTTCATCCTCGAAGACAGGTAAGTTCGGTTCAAAGACATCGACAAATCGTGATCGATATGCCTCTGAGGCTTTCTGGCCCAAGACAATATGGTCTTGGTATAGCAAGTCAACAATTTCGAGGTAAAGTTGGTTATCTTCGGTACCAACTCGTTCGACCATTGCATGACCTGCTGCTCGTCCAGCCTCAGTATAAAGGTAATCGGTTGCAGATTTGAAGTCCCCTGAGTAAAAGGTGTAAGAGCCATCAGCCAAGTCATCTGGGAAGAAATAATTTCTCTTCTCGTATGTATTCGGACAAATAGCTTTTAAAAGCCGCTCTCCAACATAACCGAGGGCCTCACCAAGAATTTGGTTATGCCACTCGGGGTTGTTAGGGAGACGGAATTTTGCACCACGCTCGGGAATAACATTAAGCGCCCATAATGGTTTCCTAACCTTCTTGACTGCCCTCGCAATATGCAAGGCACAGACGAGGAGATAAGAGGAGTCAGAGCGTTTAGCGTCCAGGAAACCGAGGATTTGTTCGTAAAGAAATCTATTCGGGCCCTTAATATTCTCACAGTCATCCACACGAGTATAACTTCGTGGGGAGATATGGAGTAACCTGCTACTAAAGAAATCTCGACCTCCTTTGGATCGGGGGAATTCGATAGTAGACTTATTCGAAACGAAAGTGGGTCGTGGGGCATCAAAGAATTTTACCCCAGCTAAGGAATCTGAAAATCGGGAATACCAGACATCAAATTTCTTAGGACCACGATCAGAAAATAGCCCCGGCATCCACTCCT